TCATTACTATAACCATAGTATTGTTTAATGATTTCGAGGTCTGTGACTTTATCCTTACGGAGCCAGGGACTGAATCTCTTCTTTTTCCTAAGTGTATTTAGATAAAATGAATATTGCATGTCCTTGTCTAAGAAAGAATACTTATTCATTTCATTGGCAAATAAGATAGAATCAATACTACCTGATAAACAACGATTGATAATATAAGGAGCATAATCCTTTATTGTGGAAGGATCTTCCTCAATAAGATTTTCCTTATTGAAGTTAATTGAATTTAACCAATCTTTTAATTCCAATGTCGGATCACCCCTGCAATAATAAAACAATTAGTAATGAGATAAGAAAAGAAAATAGTAGAACGTACCAAAACAATGTGATTGTCGTATCGTTTAGTTCTTTCATCAGCGAAACTACCCAGTGCATACTTCCATATTCTCCATAATTTGGTCATCTTCCTTCTCTGGATTTATTACGAATAGTGATGTGATTACCTTCTATTTTAAACTCTAGATAATCAACATGATCCCATCCAAGTTCTTCATAAAGTTTGTTGAGTTTATCCATATCTTCCCACAAGTCAGTAGGAGTAGGTTCACCCCAGAAAGGGTTTTCGTCTGGATTCATCGTATTATTTGAATGTTGTCATCTTCTGTCCAGAGTTCGACCTTATCTCTGAAGCGACCTTCTTGTTTAAGTTTCTCATAACGTTTAGATGCTTTTCGTTTCCACCAAGATATAATGTTATCTAGGTCAAACTTATCCCAATTAGGGCCACGTATTAACTTATCTTCATCCCCACGTATTACTTCCCTCACATTTCCATAACCATAATCAGATATGTAAAATCTTTTCTTTTGGGTCAAACCAAATGCCATATTAATCACATTATTGAATTCATTTAGTTTGTCTTCATCCTGTAGTGATTTTTTAATAGTGGCAATCATTTTTGTTTGTCTCTTCATCTTTTTAGAAGATGCCCTGTTGTCCGTCAAAGGCGTATTATTATTCAATAAAGTAAATCGATCATGAAGTTCATGAAATACCTGATCATGAAGCAATGGAAGAAATTTACTTTCAGTCAACCCTTTATATCTCATAAAAGGTTTAAGGCCATCATACTGTGATGCCGATGTGGTAGATCCATATAATGAAGTGGTCTCAAACAATGCAATATCTTTTTCAAAAACTTCATTAAGAGTCTCTCTTGCAAAATGCGACACACACATCAATGCAAGTAATTTACCACCAAGATAATTATATCCAAAAGGTTGAGATGGAACTATTACAAATCCCATAGCAGCATGACGATTGAATATAGAAAGATTTGCTGGTTGTCCCAACCATACATTTCTAGGTTTTGAATTTATGGTTGGTGAACCAAATCTTATAAACCCTACCACTTTTTGTGTTCGTTTCTCAAATACCATCCAACGCAATTCTCTACCAGGAATATTACTCTCATTATTATGAGATGATACTGCTGCTAATAAATTCTTATAATGCTCTTGGGGTAGAGAGTTGTTAAATCGTTGACCTATAAATTTAATATCAAACTCCATCTCCTCTGGAGAAATATCTTCATTAAAGAAGTAATCCTTCAGAGGAGTTAATTGATTAGATTGACAAACTAATTCTTTTTTTACATATCTAAGATAGTCTTCAATCGAAACAAAATTTTTAAAGTAATCAATAAATTTATCGGCAGCCCATGTAGCATCTGCCTCACTGATGATCATAATTTAAATGTAATTGTATAGCAGGTGCAGGTGGTGTATAATCTGCACCATGTAAAGCACAATACTCACTAAAGGTGATCTTCATCTCCTTATGTGTTAGTCTACAATGTTTTGCTGCTTTCGGCAAGTTCCATTTTGCCGAAAACAACATCTCCATTGCTTCTCTTGTTTCAATCCTCATGAGTATGTTTTAGTTTACCAGACATCTCATAAGCCTCCTTGTTACCACCGTGGCCATGTGCAATACCCAACTCATGCATCTTTGCATGTTCATCAATGGGATCTCTTAATTTTTTCTTACCTCCCCCCACCGTAAGATATAATCCCCATCCAACTAAACCAAAAAGAAGCAAACCAAAGAATAAAATAAATCCTTGATCAGGAGTAAG